ATGCAGCTTGATTTTCTCTTGTCCGTCTTTCATGAACACCAGCCGCTCCTGCTCCCACCGGTAAACAGGCTCTATGGAAGAGCTGATGTTGTCCGCAGCCATAGAAATTGTGCCTGTCGGAGCTATGGAAATTAGGTGGCTGTTGCGAATGCCATGCTTTTTGATGTGCCATTTTACGTCTTCGCCGAGAGTTTCAATGAACGGGCTCTGCATGTACAAGTCTTCAACGTACAGCGGAAAGCTTCCTTTTTCTGCTGCAAGCTTGCTAGAGGCCATGTAGCATTCATTTGTGAGGACCCGCATAATTTCGTCCTCCATGCGAATGAACTGAAGAGACCCATAAGGCATTCCCATAGCCTCGAGGCAGTTGGCCAAGCCAGTGACTCCGAGACCCATCCTGCGCTTGTTTTTGGCTTCTCGTTCTTGCTCCTCGAGGGGATAAAGCGCGTTGTCAACCACGTTGTCCATCGCCCGGACGACGCCGGGAATGTCTTTGACAAACTGTTCCCAATCAAAAGTTGGAACTAGCCCGCTGAGCAATAGGTATTGAACCAGGTTGAAGCTTCCGAGTAAGCAAGCCCCAAAGGCGGGCAGAGGCTGCTCGCCACATGGGTTTGTAGCTTCGATGTCTTCACAATACCATAGATTATTGCGCTGATTGATTTGGTCGATGAAGAGCACGCCAGGCTCTGCCCAGTCCCAAGTGGATCGCATAATCGCGTCCCACAGCTCTTTCGCATCTACGGTCTGATAGACTTTGCCTTCGAACCGCAGGTCAAAAGTCTTGCCTGCTGCCTTCGCTTCCATGAACTCGTCGGTTATTCCGATGGAGATATTGAAGCCACTCAGCGAGCCCACATTTTGCTTGATATGCAGGAATTCATGAATATCTGGATGGTCTACCCGGAGAACGCCCATCTGAGCTCCCCTCCGGTTTCCGGCAGAGGATGTCGCGCCGCATACTGCATCGAAAATTGGCATAAAACCACAGGGGCCTGAACTTTCGCTCATCAGTTTCACAATCAAGGATTTCCGAGGACGTAGGTGAGAAAAACCGTAGCCAATGCCTCCGCCCATACGCATAGTTGCTGCGGCCTGCTCCGCTCGGTGCATGATAGAGCTTTGCTCTTCATTGTCGCGTGCGACAAAGCTGTCCGGAATTTTGCCCGAGACATAGCAGTTGTATGGGGTAACGTTCTTCGGGCTTCCGATGGCTGCCTGAATACGCCCTGCAGGCATGAATCTTTGATGCAACAAAGCATCCCGAAATTCATGATAATGGCCTGGATTGTCCGATAGCCCTGAAGCTACTCGGTTCATTGCTTCTCGAAAGTCTTCACCCGGCAGGCGATATTTTTCGGCATGTAGCTGGTCTGAATACGAGGTCTGTGGGCCGATCGCCGTCTGTAGCATAGGTAAGAACTCCTGGTTGGTTTTGGATAGTCAACCTGGATGCCACGGAGCCAGAAAAACCGGCACCGTCACAGCTCATCTGGAAGCATTAAAATCAGCCATTAAATCTGAACGGGCAACTCCTTCATCCCAGGTGGCTTTCAGGCAAGGAGGACAATAGCAAAAATCACCATTCAACATCAGTTGTCTCCTCTGCTTCTTCGAATTTCATAGGCCCAGTTACCTGGCCTCCTTTAGCTTTCTGATCCACTGTCACAGGAGCTATATCATCCCCTATTTCCATGTAGGTTATAATTTCAGTTGGGTCTGTTGCCTCGACAAACCGAGCCGCTTCGCCTGTTTTTCCAATTGCCCAAATAGTCATATCGTTTACCTCTTCAAAATATCTATTGCGACTTCACCAGCCCAATTGTAAGACCACGAACCTGCCGCTGGAGGATGAGCTACGACATCCACGCCTATAACATACAAATCCCCTGCAGCTGGAGACACGGTAGAATACAGCATAGAGGCTCCCATGTCGATATTTGACCAGTTCGCCAATGCAATATTTCTACCTATTACTGTCCCATATGACGAAGGATTTCGCGATGAGCCCCCAGCACTTGCTAGATATGACGCTGCATTCGCGGCAGTTATTTGGTAAAGGCGGAGCATTGGGTACCCTGCAGCAGGGCCTCCTGTGTATTTTATTTGGCCGTAAGCCTGGACCTTTATGCCTGTGGTGCCTGCAGGTATAGTTCCCACAGCAGCATAAGCAAGTTCATGGATCGTGGAAAAAGCAGCACTCGAACCTGAAGACGATGCAATCGTGAGGGCTGAAACCGATCCGGCTTGGATAGCTGTTACCGACACTTTATCAGTTTTTACAGTGCCATCTACATTTAAGCCCGCAGCTGCCATAGCATTAGCTGCATCCGCATCGACCTGAGCATCATCGGCTAGCGTCTTAATTGCAACCTCAATGGATTTCCTCAAGGTCTCTATATCTGCGACATAGGTATTGACTACCGTGTCGAGAGATGACCGGACAACTGGACTGTCTTGAGTCGTATCATCCCACGCAGGCGCGATCGCGTTCCTGAACGCGAGATAAGCGGTCCTTGAGGCATCAAGCGCGGCATGACTGACACTCAAGGCTGTAGCCGAAAGAATTATCTGCTGGTACGAAGTCTCTATCTGAGCATCATCGAGAACAAGGCGCCGCTTTTCCGATATGTCAAGAATTCCATCATCGTCATAAGCTTCTACCCGGTCGCGAGCCGCTTCAGCTATTAACTCAGCTGAGTTCGCGGTCGCGATTGTCGCTTCCAGAGGCTGGTCTTCGTACCTTGTCCAAATTATTGATGGGCGAAAGCCTGCGAGAACGACGACAAAGCCCCCAAGAACTATGGAGCCTCCTACTCTTTTGTAGAAAACACCTGTCGATGGAACCCAGGTGTCTCCTACGTTACTTTCGGTAGAATTTGGAGGGGTTTCCTGCAACCACAGCTTTCCTCTAGCTACTGCTAAGTCAAAAGCCGCTTCGATAGCGGCTATTTGCTCCGCTGTGGCTCCCACGGTAGCTCCGGCTTCAGCAGGCTTAAGGTCTTCAGCCGTTTCGCCTCCGGTGTAGCTCACGTTAGAAGCAGACGAGTTAGTGGCTGTTCCAGTTGTTTCGGTTATGCTTGCCCAGTCCCCAGGGATTTCATGAATTGAGATATGACGCCCGCGCACATTGTACGACGTGCCAGGTAGCAACGGACTGAGAAAAATCTCAGAGACGTTTGCCATATTGGTGGCGGCAGAAGTCCAGTAGGTATCTGCAGCTCGTTTGTATTGAATTTCTGTCCGGCGAACGTTGCCAGGAGGCGAAGCCCAGTTGACAGCAAAGCCATCTTCCGCTGTGCCATCAGGTGCGTCCCGAGTACCTTGAATAGCTCCTAAGCCCACAAGCGGTATTTTCATACGCGGATCGTATTTTACCGATGCGGAGGGAGGAGCTGGAACAACTATAGAGCCCCCAGAATAAATTGATGCATCCTCTTCTCTGAGGACCATCTCAATGCCTTCTGGAGTGATAGCTTGCTCGAGGACCCGGAACAATTTATTCGACCAGCCATAATGCTCAAGAGTCAAAGTTACACAGTCCCAGGCTTGTGCTTTCAAAGCCCGCATCTGGAACACCGCGTGGAACTGACCGGTGAAGCGCCCTTTGTTCAACATAACCCGGCTGACTTTTTGAGCCATGGCTTCATTTTGGATAGCTTGAAAATTCTGGGTTGTGCGTTTTTTATACCCGTCCGAAATTTCGTAGCTTGCATCTTTCACATGCGGGTAAGGCCTCGACTGATACAGCGAATTTTCAGAGGGGTCGATGAAAGTACCCGCTACCAAATTGAATTTGTCGCTGACCGAGGCTTCTGGGTCCCATGTCACATCCGCTACGATGTCATCATCGTCAAGAGCAACAGCGATCGACGCGGTATCATCTAAGGTTATCCGATAAGACCAGAGCCCTCCAGTGTCGAGGAGTTCACCGACAAGGCCATCGCAAGAAATTATAGCCTCGTTGGCAGAGTGCGCGTCTCCAGTGGACAAGATCAGGTCCGTATAATATTCTTCGGCTTCAGCGTCGTTGGCTGCGGCAATAAAGCTGGTGAAGTCAATATCGTCCAGGTCGACGCCTCGACCAGCAATGAGGATTTTGTTACCTGTCAGCACTCCGCCTGCATCTTTTTCAGGCACAGTCCAGCCGATAAGGTACCAGAGCATTTGGAGCGCATTGTTCCGTCCGATCGGCACGCCATTGCTGTCTAGTGGTGCATATTCCCAAGTTGCTTGGTCATCAGCTCTATGGAGCCCTGAACCTCCTCGAGTGCTATCTTTGCGCGGGTCATATACCTTCGCGCCTTTAATAACCTGAGTGTATCTGGACGGAACACCATTTGGAAGCTTCTCTTCCGAGACAGTCCATTTTAGCACGTAGTGGGCACAACCAGTGAACTTGCTAGCGCTAGTCCAATACGCTCCGGCGCCAACTGATAAAGCGGGAGCAGTCGGTCCGCCTAGGTTGTTGGCTCTGGATAGAGCTCCTGCATAGGTTCCAGTGGCATCTGCTCCAGAGAAAGGAACAAGCTCTTCTTCAAGATAGAAATCACCATAGCCCTCAATCTCGTGGCCTGCAACCGCAAGGACTTCGGAATACTGGTCATAGTCTGGAGAGCCGTGCACTTCCCAGAACCGAAGGTCAGAAGCACCCGCCGTCTGGCCGAAAACAATTTTGCGGAAGTCCTCTGGCTCAAGCCTTTTAGACAAGCGCTGATTTGAAGCTTCATTGAGGACATTAATTTTTGGGCCAACAAGCCCGAGCACCATGCCGATGCCTTTGACAACGCCTTTGACAACGCCAACTACCGCTTTGACAACACCTTTGACGACTTTGGCCATATTTTCCAACCATGCAATTGAGACAACGTTCGAAGGTTTACTAGACTATCCTGTCCTGCATCAACGCCGGCAAACAATGACTGCTGCCCGTAGCACAATCCTATTGTGGGGCCAAACAGCCTATGAGTTTCTGTGGAGGCTACTAAATCTCCTCGTATGAGCTGCGACACATGCACTCGAGGGCCAAACAGCTCATCTGCTATTTCTTGTGTGTGGGAAAGCCCATATTGCTTCTTTAGCCATTTAGCTGCGCCTAGAGGCGAGCTATATTTTCCTCTGTGCTGGCTAGCTACATCTAGGCCGGTCATTGCTTCTACAATATCTCCGCCCCACAAAGCACAGTCGTGGTCTCCCCAGCCAAAAGGCTGGTATTGCTTTTCCAAGGTGAGACGCTTAAGTCGCTCTGACCAATCAGGCAATCTAAAGATAATTGACATTGGGATTAAACGTTATATTGCCTCCATAATATAGTCCGCCAATATACGAAAATCCACTTGCTCCTGGGATGTTGTTTGCTTCGCCGAGCGCAGCGGTCATATTGGCTAGAGCCCACACATGCTTTTGAGACGTGTCTGTGGGGTCAATTTCGTCTTGCTCTGAGTACCTGGTAGCTAAAGGCCCGCCTGCATAAGCCTGCTGGCTTTCAATACGACAGATAACTGTTCCAAGTCCTTCTTCATCTTCTGAAACAGGCATTTGATCCATGCGCCCTGTCTTCATGCGTACCGGCTTGCCTATGACAACTCCATCGTCGTCTAGCAAAGCAAACCAAAGCCTCGCGGTGCGGAACTGCCATCTTGCGGTGTCATAAACTACCTGACGCAAAGCATCATCTGTCAAGTCCACTCCAGGGAGAGTTAGATCAACCGCAGCAGAGCCTCCTTTACCATCAGCCACTGTGCCGATTTCTGCCACTGTGTGGGTGAGACCCATAAAAGTCTTGCCGTCCAGCGCAGCGTCTCCTGTCTCAGAAGCTCCGAAAGTCAAGTCTCCTAGGCCGGTCCACGCGAGGATCGGATCGCCTTCAATATCGAGAGACACGATAAAAACCAGGTTGATGGTTGGAGCGTCTAGCGCCTCCGCAGTTGCTGTTTCAATTATCCGGGACATTTTAGTCAATCACTTCCATCGTGTTCAGCTTGAAGGTGTGCTCTACCGGATGATCGAGAGCCCAGGAACCGCTGTCATTGTCTACCGACGACACATAAATCCAAGGGTCTTGCAGGGTCACCACATCATCTGCAGAGGCAGGCTTGCGCATAGCAGGCTCGAAAGTGACGATCAATTCTCCACTGCCGTCCGCTGCTAAGTTTCCAGTTACCATTTTGCACTCGTCATTGATTACAAAATAGTCTCCATCGGTAAAGACAGGAGCGCCTGGCGTCAAGCCTTTCATCGTGAATGACTTCGCCCTAGATAACACCGCTGACTTGACTGCTCCATTTCCTGAGTAGCCATTCTGGGGCCCAGAGTAGCCTGGAATGGGCAGCCTAAAAGTATTTTTCTGGCCTTCAAGCTGAACGACAAACGACCGCCAAACCCCTGCATCCGTTCCTTGCTTTGGAACCAGAGTGCCTTGTAAAGCCCACATCGCAAAAGGAAAATTTATGTGTTGTCGCTTGCCGGTATATTTTGACCTGATAGACAGGCCAGACCGAAGAAGCGACAACACTGGAATTTTCTCAAAATGCACATTTGCGGGCAAAGTAATAACTGACACTATCTAGTTCCTCCGATGCGTTGGCGTTTTTGCTCGTCGCGTCTATCGCCTGCGCTCAACTTCCTGGACTTCACAATCGCGTCCTCGATTTTCCCGTCTATAACTTCTCTCAGGCGGTCTTCGACACCAGCTTCAGCACCTCGAGCATCGATAGAGATGTTTATGTCTCCGCCTTGCTGTGAGTAGGACTTGTTATCGTTGACTGCACCTCTGAACACTCCGCCTGAGGAGCTATTTGATCCAGCGCCCATTTTGCCTCCGGTCGCAAAACCTGGAATGCGTTGATTGTCATTGATAGCCTGGAGCAATCCGAGGTTGGCTGCAGTGGCTTTAGCATTCACGATGAACTCGCCATTCGATAGCCACGCGAGGTTTTTATCATCACGTGGTCCGCCCTGTCCGTTTATCCGGCCACCGTCTGCAAACCCTGGAACCGCAGACAAAGCTGAAGTCAAAGCAAAGGTGGTAGCAATACCCGTCATAGCGGGCACTGCGTTCGCGCCAAAGGTAGCTAGGGAAACGGCCGCGGCAGCTGGAGCCCAAGCAGACGCTACTGTTGCACCTGCTGCGGCCCCTGTTGCCGAAATAGCCGCTTGAGCGCCTGTTCCTATGACCTGCATTATCAACCACTGAAGCCCGAGTTTGACCAGCGATGAGATAAGTTCTTGCATAGCGCTTTGAGCTACATTTTTCAGAGCATCACCGAGGTTTTCTGAAGACACAATCGCACGGCCCACGCTATCGGCAAAACCCTGTGTGAAGTTCTGGAAGAAATTAGCCCATGCCATTTTCAAGCCTGGAATGACTCCTTTGAAATCAGCCACAAACCGCTGCAAGCCTACGCGCATAGCGTCTCCGAAGGTTGCGTCCCCCATAGAGAGCTTAATCTCATCGAGCTCATAGCCTACCAGACGAAGCTCATTCGAATAATGACCTGAGTTGATAGGGTCATCAATCATGAGCTGTTGCAGAGCTTCCTGGGCTGTTTTAGCACGCATTATGGAGCCATTCGCACGGTCCCACTCTTGCCGATAGGCCTGAGTGGCTCTGGCGGCTGCTCCGTTCTCTACATCATTGGCTACTTCCAGCTTGCCGAGTGCCAGGCCTGAAGCCGTGTCTGTCTTCGTGCGCAG